TCATGGAGGATTAGCACAATGACGGAACAAAGACCATTACAACTAACTCCAGTAGGAGCATTAAGATTCAACACTGAAAGTGCGAAGTTAGAATATTTTGATGGAAATGAATATGTAAATATCACAACCGACTCACCCGAACAAAACACTGGTGGAACTCGTGGAATTTTTTACTCAGGACAAGTATCGTCTGATCGTGTCATACAATTTGTTAACATAGATACCACAGGAAACGCAATTGATTTTGGTGATGCAGTCACGGACACTAGAGTTGCTGCTTCCTTTTCATCAAGAGTAAGATGTTTTAAGGCTGGTGGTTACAATGATCCATCAGGAATAAAGGATATCATAGAGTTTGTAACATTTTCATCTACAGGTGATGGAACAGATTTCGGTGATTTATCCGCTGCCAGATATAATTTATGTGGATTTAGTGATGCAACCAGAGGTGTTGTTGCAGGTGGTGAGCAGTCTGGAAGTCCGTATATGGACATTATAGAATATGTCACAATGACAAGTGCAGGAAACGCAATTGATTTTGGTAATTTGCTCGCTGCTAATCAAGTTGGTCAGAATGCTGGAATGTCATCACCAACGAGAGGTATTACTGCGGGGGGATATGTTCCCGGTGGTGCAGTTAATGTTATTCAATATGTGACAATATCAACATTAGGAAATTCAGCTGATTTTGGTGATTTAATTGGTGCTGAATCTAGAACTGGTTGTTGTTCTAATGCTGTAAGAGGTCTAATCGGAGGAGGAGATCCGGCAAATGATCGAATATCATTTATTGAAATGGCATCATTAGGTAATGCAGTTGATTTTGGAAACTCAACTAATAATTATGAGGGAAAAGCGGGAATGAATTCTCCTACTCGTGGTATATGGGGTGCATCAGACGGTAGTGGCACTGATACCATAGAGTATGTTCAGATAATGAATACTGGTGATGCAGTTGATTTTGGTAATTTACTTGCTAGTAGAAGACAAGTGAGTGGTTCTTCAAACGGTCATGGAGGTTTAGGATAATGTCAGAACTTAGAATTAACAACATCACAGACACCGCAGGGTCAAGTGGGCCTATTATTGCTGGTGTCTCAACAGTTACATCAACATCACACATGGTCATGCCAAGTGGCCCAACAGAAATGCGTGGTGGTAGAGGTCGTGGAGTGTTTGCAGGATCAGCGACTCCAAGCATTACAAATGTCATGGATTTTGTTGAGATCGCAACTACAGGAAATGCAACAGATTTTGGTGATTTAGCTACTGTTTGGTATAATATTGGTGGATGTGCATCAGCGACAAGGGGAATATGGTTTCCTGGCTATGATGGATCTACCGCAGTAAGCACAATATTCTATGTAACAATTTCATCAAATGGTGGTGTAAATGATTTTGGGGATACATTAAATACATCGAGAAATCATAGTGGTGCGTGTAGTGACTCAACAAGGGCAGTGAGAGCCGAGGGATATAACACTGTATTATCCACTAGAACTAATACTTTAGAATTCATTACAATCGCATCAACTGCTGACTCATCGGAGTTTGGTGATTTAAATCGTGTTGTTTCAGACATGGCAGGATCATTTGCTTCACCAACACGAGGATTCTTTGGTGGTGGTAAAGGCCCAGAAACGAATATAATTGATTTTATTACAATTCAATCTAAAGGAAACGCAACCGATTTTGGTGATTTGAATGATGGAACAAGAGCAGAGGGTTCAGGTTCAGCAAACACTACAAGAGGATTATTTTTTGGTGGATCTGGGCCAGGTGCTAATGACACAATTGAATTTATTACGATGGCAACTCTTGGAAACGCAACTGACTTTGGTAATTTAAGTAATAGTGTTGAAGCAGGTGGTGCTTGTGCAAGTTCAATAAGAGGTTTACTTGGTGGTGGAACAACTCCAACAAAAATAAACAACATTGATTTCGTCACCATAGCATCAACAGGTAATGCAACAGACTTTGGAGATAGAACCACAACTGGATTTGGTGTGGGTGCTTGTTCAGATGTTCATGGTGGACTTGGAGACTAAATATTCATATGTCAGACTTTAAAATAAACAGTATTGCAACAAAACAAGGTCAGCATGGGCCGGTAATTGCTGGTGTCTCGACAGTCAACTCCACTGGTTGTATGAAGATACCAAGTGGGCCAACTTATTATCGTGGTAATCGTGGTAGAGGTATATTTGCAAGTGGGCATGAACCTAACTCAGTAAAAAATATAGATTTTATTAACATCGCATCTACAGGAAATGCAACCGCATGGGGTGAAATAATCAGTGATGGGATGGCAATGGCAGGTGGTGCATCCAATAATATTCGTGGTGTCTATACGGGTGGTTTTACGGGTTCTCCAACCAATAATAGAATAAACACCATACAAGCACTGAATATTCCCACAGCTGGAGATATATTTGATTTTGGAGATTTAACATACACAGCTCAACAAATGAGTGGTGCTGGTAATCAGACTCGTGGTGTCTATGCAAACGGATATGCATACCCACTCGCACCATCAACAGACGCATTAGATATGACTTATGACATGATTGAGTTTATGACAAGCGGAAATAGAACAGATTTTGGTGATATTATTCCTAACGCAGCTTGTAGAGATCTAGCAACAGTTGAAACTGAGATTCGAGGATATTTTGCTGGTGGAGAGGGAACTGGTCAAGTTTCTGGAACTCATAACAAAAACATAACGATCAAAGGATTCGCAAACAATAGTGAATCTCTTAATTTTGGTGAATTATCCGCACAGTCTAAACGAGGGGCTGGAGTTGGGAGTCACACCAGAGGAGTATTTGTTTTAGGAGGTATTGCAGACTCACCTGAAGCATTTCAAAATACAATTGAATTTATTACTCTTACAACATCAGGTGAATCAACTGATTTTGGTGATGCGACAAGTAACACAGGTGCAATCAATAACAATAGTGCAAGTAATACAATTCGAGGTGTTTATCATAATGCAAGAACAGCAGATGGTGGGGCAGAGCAAAATATTCTTGAATTTATCACAATAGCAACCACAGGAAATGCAACTGATTTTGGTGATTTAAACTATGTATCTCGTGATGGATGTGGATTATCTGACTCTCATGGAGGATTACCATTATGAAGGAATATCAAGCGATTGGAAACCCAACCTCTGGTTCACTTAGATTTAACACAGACTCTAGTAAGTTAGAGATATACAATGGCGAAGCATGGTGGGAGATAGATGCAACATCACCTGAGTTACAAACTGGTGGAACTCGTGGTATCATAGCAACTGGTAGAAGTGACGGTGGTGGTTCTCAAACTAAAGTAAATAATATACAATTTATCAATATTGCAACTACTGGTAATGCTGTTGATTTTGGCGATGCTATTGACCCAAACTCTAGGGGTGGTGGCACAATGTCATCAAGAACTCGTGGTATTATTTCGAGAGCTAGTGATGATGCCACAATGGAATTTATTACCATTTCATCCACAGGAAATTCAGCAGAATTTGGTGAAGATACAGTAGCCCGTAACGGTGCTATAGTGTCAAGTCAAACTCGTGGATTAAACATGTCTGGTAATAGTAGTGTTAATAGTATATCATACGTCACCATTGCACAACTGGGAAATGCCGTAGATTTTGGTGACATTACTGCTGGTGCTGGAATTTACGGAAGTTCTGGATTAGGAAATGCCACTCGTGGGATTGCTGTTTGTGGTAGAATTGCTCCTAGTCCTAGTGATGATGGTAACGTCATGCATTTTGTTACAATATCTACATTAGGAAACTCATCAGACTTTGGTGATTTAACAGTAAATCATTATGCATCAGGAACTGCTGCTAACGCAACGAGGGGTATAATTTTTGGTGCTCGTAATGGTGGCCACCCAAACCAAAGTAATATGATTGATTTTGTAACAATCGCAAGTTTAGGAAACTCTGTTAGATTTGGTGAACTTAATAAAGCTGCTACTCCTTACGCATCTTACGACGGAGTTGGTGTATCATCCCCTGTTCGTGCAGTTTACTGTGGTGGATACGGAGCACCAGCACCGATATACGATACCAGTAATGTTATGGAATATATTCAATTTTCAACAACAGGAAATGCAATTGATTTTGGAGATTTAGCACAAAAAGTTAAAGGTAGTGCTAGTATATCAAATGGTCATGGAGGTCTTGGATAGTTGCAATATTTGAAAGGATGATATATAATGATATTAGATAATTTTAAAAAATGGTCAACGCTATAGACTTTAGTGATCTGACAGGATTAAAGCAAGAGAAACCAAAACCACAAGGATTTCAAACTTCTCCACCCCAACCCCAACAAAACACACAATTAGGTTTTAAAAAATCTGATGGCACAATAGAACCAGCTATGGGTTATCCTGTGAATCAGATGGGTCAAGGTGATGAATTGCTACAATTATTCCCTACACCAGTATTGATTGCACCATATCCACTCGACTATTCAAAGGAACTAGAATGGATAAAAAGTAAAGAGTGTAGAAAAGAAAATGGTGGAGATTCAAATGGGCAAGGTCAAAAAATTCATTACAATCGTCAATCAGAAGATACTTTTGTGCTTGACAACCCAGAATTAGCAAATATTCGTGCATTCATTGAAGCGAAGTTGCATAAGTTTGTAAAAGAAATCATGGCATCAGATGACAAGTTGGTTATCACTCAATCATGGTTAAACAAAGCAAAGAAAGGAGAGTCACATCACGAACACGTTCACCCTAATAGTATGGTGAGTGGTGTATGGTATCCACAAATTCACGAACAATTACCACCAATACAATTCCGAAGTAGAAATCAAAGAGATATATCATTATCAACAGCAAAATATAATACGTTTAATAGTGCAACATTTATGTTACCTATGAAACGTGGTGAATTAATACTATTTCCTAGCAATCTCACTCATAGTGTTCCTGTTAATAATAGTGAAGAGGAACGTATCAGTTTATCATTCAACTCATGGCCTAAAGGTAATATGGGTGATGAAAGATCATTAACCTATCTACCTCTTGATCGCTGTATCTAATGAGTTCGGAGTTATCAAGACCATTACCTGACTTCAAGGGTTTTGGGTATAGGATCGCACAAATAGAAAACAATACGCATTGTAACTATAAGTGTTGGTTTTGCCCTAATGCCTATGACACCCCTGCACCTAAAGCGTGTATGGAACTTTCTACGTTTTATAAAATATTAACAGAGATTAGATCTGTATATACGCCACTTGAATTAAATGATGTATCCTTTGCAACCTACAATGAACCTAACCTTGATGAAGGTTTCAAGGAGAAGTTGATGTTGATGACCTCAATGGGTTTTCAGTATGAACATATTTCTAATGGTAGTATGATTACAACTGAACTTACTGATTTTCTTATTAAGTATCCACAGAATATTAAACAGTTTCGTTTGAATATTCCAACACTTGATGAAAAAAAATGGAAAGATATTACTGGTTCTTCCGTAAATGTATTGTATAGAATGTTCTATCAACTATCATATCTTTTTGAAAGGGCATCCCAACTTAATTTTGGTATAACTGTTATTGTAAATGGTGATGGTAGTGAATCTCATAAACAAGAGTTTCAAAAGGTCTATCAAAAATTTCAACACACTAAAAATATTAACTTTAGTATGACAGGATTAATTGATCGTGCAGGGACTCTTGAAGGTGCAGAGTGTGAAACACAGAAACTACCATCAGGTGAAATTGATTGGGGAGATCAACCTCTTCAATGTAATGCAGGTTACTTTGATAATCTTTATTTTGGAATCAAGGGAAATGTGTTTTACTGCTGTCACGACTACCATCAAAAATATAGTTGTGGTAATATACACGAAACACCTTTAAAAGAGTTATTAAACTCAGAAAACTATCACACACAAAAACAAAAATTTATGAATGATTTTTGTCGTAAATGTGAACAAGCTAGACCTCTACAAACTGTGAACTGATGACTAATTACAACAATCCTAAAACTACACTTCAAGATACAATTTTTATCGTTAAAAAAATAATTCCTGATAATCTTTGTGACTTTGTTGTTCAAGAAGTAGAAAAAAGAGAGTGGAAACCTCATACTTGGTATAATGCAGCTTCAGGAGAATTCGGATCTGAAGAAACAATGGAACTTGATGTTCAAGGCACATCACCAGAATTGCAGCAATTACTTACACCAATTATTATTCAAGCTGGTTCAGCATATAATCAAAATTTTGCTTTTTTAAGTTGTGAAAGAACACGACAAATAATGAATAAGTTTACAACCATCAGGTTCAATCGTTATACACCAGGCCAAATAATGCGTCAACATCACGATCATATTCACTCAATCTTTGATGGTCAAGAAAAAGGTATTCCAGTTCTAAGTTTTATTCTAAATTTTAATGATGATTATGAGGGAGCAAAATTATTCTTTTGGGATGATTATGAGTTAGATTTGGGTAAAGGTGACATTGTGATGTGGCCTTCTAACTTTTTATATCCTCATGGAGTGACAGAGGCTACAAAAGGTAAACGGTATTCCGCAGTGACATGGGCATGGTAGTGTGTTAATATACACTTACTGATACCTGTAAAGTGTTTTTATAGTATGAAACTAACTGGATCTGAAAAACTCGTTTTCATAATATCTTTTATGATGATGATGAACTGGGGTGTTCGTTTAACACAATCGTTTTTTAATTATGCTTTTTAATTACCCCACACAAGAAATTATCGAGGACATTTTATGAAAGATCAAGGCAAAATCAAAGTAGATTCCCAATTTGATAAGTGGGATAGGGCAAAGAGTTTGTTACTAGAATCTTTGTATAAACCTGATGTCGCATTGCGTTCTTGTTCACACAATCAAGAATGTTTTCACGAAATGATTTCACTACGGGATCAAACTATTGAGTATGTTAGAAATCTACCTAATCCACATTAGGTATTAACTCGTAGGCATAAATTTTTATTACGGATTAATTGAAATTTGTTCATTTCCTCACTAAATAGTGATAGAATTAGGGAAGACAAGATGCACTAAAACTTCTTTGCTATTACTATTCTTGGAGAGAAAACCATGCACAATCTCGTATCTTACAATCAACTGGCTGGATGGAATAATATAGATAAGTCCCTTGACAGTTCAGTAGAACAAACGGAGATGGTTAACGACTATTTTAATTGCCTTGTTGAATGTGATCTCAATGATGCTAATTCAAAACGATACTGTCGAAGTATTCTAACAAAATAAACACCGATCCCCGCAAGGGGATTTTTTAATGTTAGGAAATATAAATAAATGTAAATACAACTTAACATATGAATGATAAAAAGGCCGCTAAGACAATTATAAAAAGAGCAAGAGAAAATCCCGATTTGTATTCAAAAGACGAGGTTAGTTATGCAAAAATGATTAAGAAACGCATTAAACAAAGAAAACTTCTTGACAAAAAAGAAGAAATAGTTTAAAATATTATCATTACAACACATTTTAGATGTCTGATTATAAGGATTACGTTTTTAATCAATTAAATGAAATAATTGATCAAATAATTGAGGAAAAAGAAATTAAATCAAAAGAAACTTATGATGTCTTTTGTGATTCTTTGCAAAAAAATATTAATTATCATCGAGAGTGTATTGACAAGTGCAAGCAATTACTTTTATTAATGAACGCAGGAGAACCAAGAGTTACTTCTTATACTGGTGATGACCAATCCCCCGAAGCTAGACATGCGTGGGATGATTTTTGGAATAGTTTTACCCCCCCAAATTCAAAGGAGAAAGAAGATGATTAATCTTGACGCTAGGTATCACGATTATTTACATAGTAATAAAAAGATTTGTGTTGATGGAGTGGAGGAAAGTGTCAAGGCTTACGGATATAACTGTGACGGAAGTGATATTATAGGTTATTATATAACTACTAACTGCCATAAATTATATTATGATTTGCAAGAAAATTTTCTTCGCAAAGAGTTAGTATCTGATACCTCTAAAGTGTAACTATGTTAGTTGATTTAAAAAAACAAGAGATTGTGAAAATCTATCAAATTCTTAAAACTAAAAAAGAGGATGATGTGGTAGTTGATTACCTACATGATAGATTTAAAAAGTTAACCAAAATTTGCACTTGCGAGGAAACCTGATGACTGAAAAAGACCCTAAAACTGGATTGTGGAGACATCCTCAACCCATAAATGATACTGAGAAAATGATTGATGATTTTATTGCTGAGTGTGAAAAACAAGCAGCAAAATTAGAGGTCACAGTTGATTATTACATTGCGGAATTTACTTAACTATTATGGAAAAACTTTACAGAATCGAAGAACTCACAACAGAGGGGTGGACACTCTTAGAGGATAAATCTCAAAAACTCACAAAAGAAAAATGTGATGAATTACTGAGAAAATATCTAGATGGTGGTGCAAATCCGAATAGGTTACGAGCAGTCAATGACGTATGAACCAAAAGTAAATGACTATGTTAAGTGGACAACAGCACTAGGCATGGTGCATGAGGGGTGGGTTTATTTTAAAGCACCCCCATCAGAGCATAAAAAGGGGTGGAGAAAACCAGAAAGGTATATCTCAATAGAAATTGCGACAAAACCAAGACCACAATGTGATATATCTACGTTTTTACATAAACGTATTCATGTATGTCTTTGTTGCTATGAGAATAATTGGCATGAATTAACCTATATTAGGAGAAGAGTTAGTAAACAAGATGATTCTGACCCTGATGAAGCAATAAGTTATGGTGCATATAAATCTCAACAATACAGACCGCTTGATACTCAGTAATTGATACCATTAAAATGTTTTAGTAATGAATTATTTGAATTATGGCAGAAGTCCAACTACATGGAAATAACTTTGAAGATCTCAAAATTAGAGAACTCACAGGTTTAAGTAAAAAAGATTACGACTCTTTAAAAGGTAAGGGTGGATATACTTCCGCAATGGATTTGATTGAGGGTCTGATTGTTGATAAAAATTACAGTATTAAAACTGCGAAGGGAAACAAAGTTGATTGTGGAGATATTCTTAGAAGAATGAGAGAAGATAATTATACAATTATTGTAGGTCAATGGTCACAAGATGGATTGCAGAAAATTTTTCATACTGAATACACATTTAATATAAAATCAGGAGATAAGAAAAAGTTATGGGGTGATATGAATTATGATGATGTTGTTTCATTCGATAAGTTTATTAAATCAATACCACATGGTAAAGAAGGACAGCAGACAACAAAAGAGGAGAGAGAAATTAGGAAGAATAAAATATCATGTGATAAAGCCCTTATGTCTATTCACCCAAAAGTAGATAGTAAAAATCAAAGAAGAGTTCAATGCTCATTTAAAATATCTGATTTGATAAAGTCAGGTATTGATTATCAAGCAAAATCAATTAAATTTTCAATAGAGTCACCTTCTCGAACATTTAATAACAAAAACTGATACCTCTAAAGTGTTTCAGTAGTGCGAGAACAAACCAACTTAAGACTTTCAAGGTAGCGGATACCCAAAGGAAAACGCTTTTAAATCGAACTTAAGCAGTTGAGTTTTGTTCTCGCCCACCCAATAAAATCGCACAAAAATTATGACATCATCTGAAGTATTACTTGAATTAAGAGAACTTAAGGAAGCATGGAAAAAACAAAATTTCGTGTTCAACGAAGGTCAACAGATAAGATATGATAATCTTCTTCAAAAACGTAGAGGTTTTGTCAAATCATGGTTTGAAAATGGTCTTGTCTATAAAAAAACTGCATCTAAATAGTATATAAGACATTTAGAGAAGATGAAAACATTTCGGGAGTTTACAACAGAAGTTTATGACCCAGAGGTTCAAGGTCGTTCACAGATCCGCAAGATGGGTCAAGGTGGTCGTATTGGACAGGAGAGGAAAAAAACTGCTCCCGAAAAAAGGAGAATGAAGGCAGCTGGAGGTGGGAAGATGGTTCCAGCTAAAGATTATAAAGATCGCAAAGATATTGGTAAGGGCAGAGCAAGATCAGAGAGAGAGCAACAACCAACTCAAACAAGAGGATCGGCAGCACTTACACCTAGAGAACAACAAAAAAAAGCAAGAGCCGAGAGAATGGCAAGTAAATCGGGTAAGAAAACACCTAGAGAACTTGCGAAAGCGGCACAAAAGTTGTTACAGAAGAAAAAAGAAAAAAAAGTAGATCCAAAATATAAACCAGCAAAAGCAAGTGGATTAACGAGAGCAGAGAGACAGCAGATTAACAGAGCTGGTAAGAGATTAGTAAAAGATATGCGATCAGGTAAAGAGAAACCAAGATCAGCATATGAGCCTGGAATGAGTGTTGCAATGAGAGGAAAAGAGTAGATTTAGTATCATAAACTGATACCACCAAACTGTTACTATTGTATATCACTATGGCAAATCTATTGTCATGTGGTATAATATTATTATATTATTGATTATTGATGATTGAATTAAGACCACATCAGAAGAGTGCTTTAGATGCTATGAGTGCATCAGATAAAGGACAGATCATAGTTCCTACTGGTGGTGGTAAAACTATGTGCATGATTGAAGATGTTAAGAGACAATTCAATAGTTCAGTAAATAAAACTGTTGTAGTTGTTGCACCTCGTATATTACTTGCAAATCAATTATGTTCAGAGTTTTTAGAGCAGAATCTTGATAGTAACTATAATGTTGGTGTAGATGTGATTCATGTCCATAGTGGAGAGACACATTTTTATAGCACAACTAAAACAGATAAGATAAAGAAGTGGTATCACAATAGCACCAAACATATTATTATGTTTACTACATACCATTCACTTCATAGAGTGCAAGAGAGTGGTATTAATGTAGATACAATATACTTTGATGAGTCACATAATGCAGTTCAAAAGAACTTCATTGAAGCAGTTGAGTATTTCTCAATGTATGCAGAGAGATCATACTTCTTTACTGCTACACCAAAACATTCACTTACACCTTTTAAAGTTGGAATGAATGATGTTGACATTTTTGGTCAAGTAATTTGCAATGTCCCTGCACCTAAATTAGTGAAGCAAGGTTATATATTACCACCAAAAGTTGTAATTAACAAGATTGATTTACAAGATGATAGTAGATTTTCATACGAGCAAGATTGCGATTGTGTGTTAGAAACTATTGATAATCAAGATGTAGATAAGATTCTAATTTGTGCAAGATCAACAAAACAAATTATTAATTTAGTTACTCATACATCATTTATTCTTGACTTATATTCTCGTGGATATTCATGGTTAATGATTACATCAAAAACTGGTGCAGTTATAGATGGTAAAAAAGTGAATAGAGAGGAGTTTTTCAATACGTTAAATACTTGGGGAAAAGATTCTGATAAAAGATTTGTTGTATTACATCATAGTATATTATCTGAAGGTATCAATGTAAAAGGATTAGAAGCTGCTATGTTTCTAAGGAATATGGATTATATTGGTATATCTCAAACTATTGGTAGAGTGATACGCAAAGGAGACAAGAGTAAAACATTTGGATTGATTTGTGTTCCAGTATATGATAAAGTTGGTATCTCTACTTCTCGTAGAGTTGAAGCAGTTGTCGATACTGTATTCAATCAGGGTCAGCCCGCAATTAGTGTAGTTAGGAATTAAATGAAATACATTTTCAAAATAGACGATTTTCAATTAACCGAAGACGAATATGATCTTTGGTCAGATAATCAATTATCAGTTCAAGAAATTTTGGACGATAGAATATCAAAAGATGAAATTAACATCTATATTGATGTTAAGAACTGATACCTCTAAAATGTTTCAATAGTGATAAAGGATTATTATGAAAGTATCACAATTAATCGAAGCATTACGAAATTTTGAATCTGATGAAGAGATCACATTCTATTTTCTCAAAGATAATATATTAACTAATTGCCAACTAGAGGATATTAACTCTTATGGTATGGGGATAGAATTTACTGTTCAAGACACAATCGAAGTAATAGAGGAGTCAGAACTATGATGACAGTCAACATAAACGATTTTGTTACAGATGATGAACTTTCACTTCTTTGGAAGATCGCAGAGCGTATAATAAAGGAGGGGCATGTATATAATGACCCAAATTACAAAATTGAATTAAACCTAGTTACTGAACCTTGGAGACCTGATGAAAATTGAACTTAACGAAAAAGAACAACAGTATCTTATTGATTCTATGATGTTCTATTCAACATTCATGCAGTATTTTAAAAATGATAATCGAGGGTCATATTCTCGATTGATAAAACAGTATCAATACTGGTATGATAAAGACGATAGAAAAGAATGTCAACAAACATTTGAAAAAGTTTTGAGAGCAGATAAACAAAACTGATACCTCTAAATTGTTCCTACAGTAAGAGTTAATTATTATGACAAACAGAAACAGCGATGCTCTCAATGAGCAAATACTAGAAAATCTAACACCCGAACAACTACAAGAACTTAAAGAGTTGTATGTTGAGAGACTTGTTGATAATATGTCAACAAAAGATTTAGTTCGTTATGTCTTTGACGATATGACAAGATTTGTTGATAGTCAATCACCAGTTGAGTTTTTTGATGATGCTTACAGTTACTTTGATGATTACTTTGATGAGATAGTTGAAGAGATCAAAGGCGGTCAATCTGTAAACAATTTAAACTAGGAGATCAAAATGAATGAAGAACTTTACACAATTCAAGTGACTCGTAGAGAGTTGGGATTAATCAAACATTATACACGTTTGTTATTTACAAATATTGATGATGATGTAACAACTGATGGTGGTTCATGCACTGGTAGTTTTTGTATAGAAAAAGATTGGTTCGGTAAAGATGCAATTAGAAATCTTTACCGTAAAGCAAAAACTATTACAGACACTCATTATAGTGACGATAAGGAACTACAATTAGATAAAAGTTTAAGATACTCTACCAACATGAAATCTACATGGCCTTGGTTACAAAACTGATACCTCTAAAATGTTCCTATATTGAAAGCAATTTATTATGACTTATCAAAAACCACAATTACATGAGTTCTATGTGACTCGCAAATGCACCAAAATGGAATACTTTACTGTTATGGCAGAAAGTATGGATCAAGCAAAGTATGAAGCAGAGTATGGTTGGGATTACCAAAATTTTGATTGGGAAGAATTAGATTATGAAACAGTTGATATTGTAGAGCAAGAGATTCCCGAACAGCAACTTACATTATCAGGAGTATTCTAAATTATGAACGAGCAACGTGCAAATGAAGAACTCAATATTGAGTTAGAATATGAGAGGGTCAAGGAGCAACGCTATCAAGACTTTCAAGAGTGGTTAAACAAATGCCCACTTGTGGTTACTGACTATCAGGACTACGCAAATGAATTTGTAATTACATTCAATCTGGAGGCAGATTAGTGAAAATTAATTTTACATTCGATAATATAACTCAACTTGAAGAATTATACTATGCAGTTGAGAATATTCCAACAGAAATTTTAGAGGATTCTAAAGAGTATGGAACACCAGTTAAAGAAGAGCAATCTTTATACGAAGTCATACTTAAATTAAAATCAAAGTTGGAAGAAGTGCAAACTACTATGGAGGAGGAAAACGAGGATTACAACCCAGAATTTGATGCAGCTAGTTATACCTAACTGATACCTCTAAAATGTTCCTATATTAAAGCAATTTATTTATTCAATGCGTTATTCAGATCAAAAAACAACTATCTTTTCAGAGTTAGTCAACATTATTGAAAAAGATCAATATGCAATGTATGACTTACTTGATTCAATTATTGGATCACTCTCACCCGATCAATTAAATCAGATTGAAGATTTAATTGTCAATCAGTATGGAGAAAACTAATGACAATGACCGCAAAAGAGTTTATGCAAGAAGTTTACGAAATTGCATTTGGTGATGAAGCATACTACAGAGGATTTTTTCCAGAGGAAGTTGTCGAGAGACTACAAGATTTTTCAGATGGATCAAATCCAATTCTTATTGAAGATGCTTACAATGAGATAGAAGAATTAAAAACTTCACTTAGTTCTCTAAGTGATGCAGACCTATTAAATTCCAGACAAGCTCTTATTAATCAAACAAATAGAGTTATGGAAGCATTAAATGAAATAGGAACTGATGAATAATAACATTATTGATACCTCTAAATTGTTCCTATATTAGATTATGAAATTATGAAAAACACACACCTTGAACACCCCGAAGATTCCATTCTAACTGGTGATCTTACCGCACTTGATTGGATAATTGAAAAGAACAGTCATATATCAGTCAAGATTGATGGAAGTCCTGCTATCGTATGGGGACGTAATCCTGCAACTGGAAATCAATTTGTTGGAACTAAATCTGTATTCAACAAAAAGTTAATTAAGATATGCGAATCAATCGAGGATATTGATAAGTTTTATAGTGGTGATTTGCGTGACATATTAACAAATTGTTTTGTTAATTTACCTATCACAAAAAACATTTATCAAGGTGATTTCATCGGGTTTGGTGGTAATTATTCTTACACACCTAATACAATTACATATAAGTTTGACCGTATTATATCACAAAGAATAATAATTGCACCACATACTGTTTATGAATCACAAAAAGATTTGCGTGATGCAGTTGCAAACCCTCTTTTAAATAATCTATCATCTACAACAAATGTTTTATTTGTATCACCTGATTGTGGTATAGTTAATGACAATGAGTTAATTAAATTACAGGTTAATTTTGCTAAACAAATGGCAACATTATGTGAGTTCCCAACAGAAAACAAAGTAATTGCACGTTTAAAAAAACACATTAATACATGTATTCGTGAGGGAATTGAATTAGATGAACTAACACAAGATGCACTTGCTAATGATAACGAAGTTGACTTAAATGTTATTAGATTGTGGAAATTAGTGGAAGCAATTAAGATTCAATTGTTTACATATATTCATGTAGATGAGAGTATTGAATGTGAAATAGAGAACCATAATGTTGACCATGAAGGTTATGTAATGACCAACAAATTCGGTTCATTTAAGATTGTAGATCGAGAGGTATTTTCATTCTTAAATTTCAATCTTTCAAAAAATCGTAACACAAACTGATACCTCTAAAATGTCCCTATAGTATAACACAAAACAACATGATTACAGCATTTTTTACAGGAGTTGTCGTAGCAATTCCAACTTCACTTATTACAATGAAGTTACTAAACAGTTCACTTTTTATCAGTAATGAAGAATTAAGGGAAGCAAACGCTAAAATTAGTCTCATTATTAACAACTTAGATGACTTCAGAGAAGAGAGACTTGCCGATAAAATGGAGAGACTTGGCATAACTGATAAACTTGATAAGAGACTTGAAATAAAAAATTAATACAAATTGATACCTCTAAACTGTTCCTATATTATAACGCAAAAAAAATTATGTCATTAAATACAGAACACAATCTAACACTAACTGAAGGACAAATATCCACCATATTATACACAATGGAAGGATATATGCAAGGTTCAGATGATAACGAAGATAGTCAATTTGTAAAAGATGTTGATACTATCTTTGAAATATTAGAGGGAACTATTGATAAACATTATGATAAGATAGAGAAGGCCCGAAGTAAACAACCAGAAATGGAATGGTAATACAAATTGATACCTCTAAAATGTCCCTATAGTATAGCAACCAATTTAAAATGAAAAATCAATTTCGTATCGAATGTTCAGAAGTAAATTACTTCACTATCTTAGTTGAAGCAGATACAGAGGAACAGGCAAGAGAACTTGCTCATGCTAACATTAATTCATTTGATGTGGAAGACGAGTATGTTTCAGAGTGGACTATTGAAAGTGTGGAGGAAGTGTAATGCCATACAAAGATCCAATAAAACAAAAAGAAGCAAAACATAGGTCTTATTTAAGAAATAGACTAAAAGTTAAATCAAGTGCATTAGCATCTAAGAGAAGAACACAAGACTGGTTTAAAGAAATGAAATTGAATGATATTCAATCTGGTTGTTTTGTATGTAGTTTAAAAACTAATAATCCTGATGATTATGACTATCATCATAGAGATCCATCTACGAAAATTTCTTCACTTGCTGATATGGTAGGAACAAGGAGCAGACAGACAATTTTAGATGAAGCGAAAAAATGTGATATTGTTTGCAAATCTTGTCATGCTGATATACATAAACCAAATTATCCATTTCATTAATAATACAAACTGATACCTCTAAACTGTTCCTATTGTATAAGCAATCAAAAAAATGTTTTACGTTTCACCACACTTTAAGAGAAATAAAACAACTCTCTCAAATCAAGTTTATATGTTTATGAGTGAAATTTATCCTAACTTGAAAAAAGTGGATATTGAAGTTATCTCATCTGATCTTACGGAAGATAACGTATTTGGGTGGACACTTGAGAATAATGACCAAAATGAAATTGAAATTCATTATGATTTAGGATATTTTGATTATGTTACAACTTTAATCCATGAGTTAGTTCACGTTGACCAAAATGTAAGAGGTTTACTTGATGACCAAAAAAGAGAGAATGAA